CGTTGGTCATGAGATTGCCAGCGGGAGATATGGTGCCAGGAGGGGACGCGCGGCGACGAGGGCGTCGCGGGCGACACGGATTGCAGACGCGCCGTCCAGGCCGTCGGCAAAGCTTTTGATTCCGTTAGGCGCGCTTCGCCGGTGATACAGCTCGGCGGCGACTTCCATCACGGCGCGGTCATGCACGTCCTGCGGGATGACGGCGGGGCCGACCTGGCTACTCACGAGCGCCGTGGCCTCGTCCACGCACGAACGGAGGTAGCCGTCGACAGGAACGTCACCCACGTAGGCGGCGACGCGGGTAGGCAGGTCGACCATGGTCACGCTCCGATCTTGAGGGGGACGAGGCCGGTGGGGATTTCGGCTGCGACGGCCCCGTAGCGGTAGACAGAAAACTGACGCGACAGGTTGATGATGTTCTCGTCCTGGAGCTGAACGAGGGGCGTCTCGTAGGTGCGCATCGCGTCGCTGTTGTAGAACGCGCCCACGATGCCGGTCCCGAGCTGTCCGGGCGTCGCACGCAGGTTGCAGGTGACGGGCACGTCGAGGATGACGCCGGTCAGGGCCTTCGCGTCCACGGTTCCGATGGTGTTGGCGGGATTTTCGGCGGCACGCATGAGCGGGCGGCCGTCGGTGCCGGTCAGGCCAGAAAGTGCCTTGAAGGTGTCCTTGTCCACGACGAGTCCGTCGAGGCTGAGGCCAAGGTCGGCGTACTTGGCAGCTGCGTCGATAAACAGGCCGCTAATGTCCGACCATGTGAGCGAGGTTGCGGCCTTCGTGATGGCGAGCTTGTTGGAGTCCTGGGTCTTGACGGTGGCTGCGAAGATGCTGGCGAAGTACGCGGCGGATGCCTGGCCAGCTGCGATAGCCATACCCCTAAGCGAGATGTCGAGGAGGTTCACGCGAGCGCGCTTGATGGCGGTCAAGGTCAGCTCGGTGTAACCGCCAAACGTGTTGATGGGGGCCTTGCGGGCGGCCGTCGAGATCTTACCCATGCTCAGGTCGTCACCTTCGTTGACGACCTGTCCAACCTGGAGGGTGTTGGTGGCCAGCTCGGTGAACTCCAATTCGAGGCCTTCGTCTGGCAGGGAGCCGGTGGAGAACAGGTGGGATAGGACGTTGGGCTTGTCAGCCAGGCGCGTGAGGTCCTTCATCCACACAGGCGTCGTCATGGTGGCGTCGGCGCTGGACTTGGTACCGGCGAAGGCGCGGGTCTGGAAGTCGGCGAGGGCGGCGCGGTATGCCTCGTCGGTGATCAGGTCCTTGAGGGCCTGTCCGGGGGTGCGGGTGTCCTCAGCACGGGTGACGGGGGTCTTGTCGGCGAGGGCGGCGCGCTGTTCCATCGCGGTCAGATCGGCGCGCAGGTCGTCCAGGTCGGCGGCGAGCGCGTAGGCGGGTGTGCCGGTCATGGGGGTTGTCCTTTCGGTGGGGGGTTGGTTGCGTACTTCGGTCACGGTCGCACCGTCGTAGGCAGGGAAGGGGACAAGGGACACTTCTCGGAGGTCCAGGCTGGTAATTGTTGTGTGCACCCCGGCCTCGTCTTCGATGCGTTCGTACGTAAGAGGAATGAAACCGATGGAGAGGCGGTCAATTACGCCGTCACGCACGAGCTGGTAGGCGTCGCGGGCTGTCTGCGTGTCCGAGAATCTGGCCTCGATCTCGATGCCCTCGGGGGTTTCGTTCGTCGACGTGATCAGGCCGATGGGTTCGTCGTGCCGATAGACGAGCTTCAGGCTGGTGGCGTCCTCGGCGCGGGGGGCGAGCGCGCCGGGCGCGATGGTCTCGAAATAGCCGTTGAATAGCTCGGTCTCCGTTCCGTAGGGGACGGCGAGGCCCCTCACGGTGCGCGGCGCGTCGTCGGTGCCGTCGGCGTCGGGGGTGGGGGCGATCTTGAAGTCTCGGGTCTGGAGGTCAGTCATGGGCGGGTTCCTTCGTGGCGGCGGTGGGGTCGGTGATGCCTTCGATGCGTCGGGCATAGTCGGCGGTGTAGATGCCCGCTTCAATCGCGGTTTTGTGCGTGGCCATGCGGGCGGCCGGGTTGGCTCGGAGGAGGGCGTCAAGATTGAAGCGCACGACGGTGCCGCGCGGGAGTATCGCAGTGAGGGTATCCTCGATTTCTCGCAGGTAGGCCATGAGCGTCCAACGGATAAAGTCGGTGGCGGCGTCGGTGACGTTTTGGTACGTCATGCTGGATCCGTTGACGGCTGCGAGGAGCATGTGTGCCGGTATCCCAAACATCCGGCCCACGGAGAGCACGTCAAACGCGCGGGATTCGAGGAACTGCACCTCAGACGGCGTGAGGTGTAGGGGCGAGTACTTGAGGCCAGCGCCAATGACGGCGACGCCGCCGCCCTGGCTATTCGAGTCGTTCCATGTCTTTTTCGCGTCGGCGGCTTGCTGGGCGGTAATGGGCTGATCGGTGGACAGGATGCCTGTCGGTACTCCACCGGCGTGTGTCCATTGGCTGGCGTAGGCGGCCATGTCTGCCGCGCCCTGGAGGGAGCGTGCGCACGCCTGGATTGGACCGAGGCCGGCGGCTTCGCCGGGCACGTAGGTCAAACGGAGGTGGCGCAGGTCGACGGGCTGGAAGGTTTGCCCGTTCCATTGCACGGTGCGCGCGCCCGTGGCGCGGTCCAGGACGGGCACGCACTCGGTTGGGTTCAGGACTCGCAGACTAATCACGCGGCCGTCTCGGTTGCGTCCGATGAGCCAGTAGGCGTTACCGCGCATAGCGAGGCTTGCGATGGTTTCGGCGATGAGGGCGGTCACGGTCAGGTCAGGGCCGGGCGTGGTGATGATGACGGGCAGGTCCTTACCCTCAAGCTGAGTTCCATCGCGCCATGCGTCGAGGCTGATTTGCTTACCGGCGGCCTGGAGGACGGTCACGGCCCGGTATACCGAGTCGATGGCGAGCGCGCCGCGCTCGGTGATTTCGGCGGCGGCGTGGCGCGGGGGCGGGACGAT